TCCATCACCCTCGCCGAGCAGGACATGCCGCTCGCCGCGTTCTACCGCGCGGAGGCGTTCATCCGCGCCGACGGCGAGCGCGACACCCGGTTCGTGCTGGTCGCGGTGAGGGCGGGGTCGTGAGGTTCGGCTCGGTCTGCTCGGGGATCGAGGCGGCCGGGGGCGCGTGGGAGGCGCTCGGGTGGCGGCCTTCCTTTGTCTCGGAGATTGAGGAGTTCCCGCGGGCCGTGCTGCGGCATCGGTTCCCGCACGCGCCGCTGCACGGCGACTTCACCACGCTTCAGCGGGGCGACTATGACCCTATTCGACTTCTCGTCGGCGGAACCCCCTGCCAGTCTTTCAGCGTCGCCGGCCGTCGAGCGGGACTGGATGACGACCGCGGCAAGTTGGCGCTCGAGTATATCCTCCTGGCTGACCGCCTGCGGCCCGCGTGGGTGGTCTGGGAGAACGTCCCCGGCGTGTTCTCCATCGACGACGGCGAAGCCTTCCGCTGCTTCCTCGCCGGGCTTGTTCGATGGGACGTCCGAACCCCCAACGGAGGATGGCGCAACGCCGGCGTCTGCGCCCCCGCTCCTGTCGATGGCGCCTACGGGGTGGCGTGGCGAGTGCTTGACGCTCAGTTTGTCCGAGTGGACGACGACTATGCGTGGGCCGTCCCGCAACGACGACGCCGTGTGCTCGTTGTCGGATATCTTGGAGACTGGCGACCTGCCGTCGCAGTATTATTTGAGCGCGACAGCCTGTGCGGGCATCCTCCGCCGCGCCGCGAAGCGCGGAAAGGCCATCCCCGAGCCGCTGCGCTCGGCTTTGGAGGCGGCCGCCAGAGCGGACCCAGCGACGCCGCGACCGCGCTGACCGCGCATGGTCGCAGGCTGGATTGGGAAGCCGAGACCTTTGTCGCCGAGCCGGTGGCGGCGGTCTCGACGGGCAACGGCTGGCGGGATGAAGCCGATGGCGCCGCGGCTTGCCTGCGCGCGCAGGACAGCATCACCAAGGCCGACACGCTGATCGCCGAGCCCGTCGCCTTTTCCTGCAAGGACTACGGCGCGGACGCGACGACGGGTGCGAGCCCGACCCTGCGCGCCATGGGCCACGGCAAGACCGGGGCGAACGGCGGCGGGCAGGTGGCTATCGCCTTCCAAGGGCGAGGCTCCAATCTCGACGTGAACGGCGAGGTCGCTGGGACCATAGGCACCAACTGCGACCGAGCCTCGGGCGGCGCGCCGATGGTCGCCGAGCCGATCCCGTTCGACACCACGCAGATCACGAGCGCCGCCAACTACAGCCGCCCATCCGCTGGCGACCCGTCGCATCCGTTGGCCGCCGGGGCGCACGCGCCGGCCATCGCCTTCCATATCCGAGGCCGGGACGGCGGCGCCATGCCGGAGATCGAGCCGGGCGCTGTACATCAGGATGAAAGAACGACGTGGAGAGTTCGCCGATTAACTCCCGTCGAATGCGAAAGATTACAGGGGTTTCCCGACGACTTCACGCTGATCCCGTGGAAGGGCGGCATGGCGACGGACGGCCATCGCTACAAGGCGCTCGGGAACTCGATGGCGGTCAACGTCATGCGCTGGATCGGCCGGCGGATCGAGGCCGTCGAGGCGATCTTGCCGGAGATGGCGCTGTGACCGCGGCGTGGAAGCGCCGGGAGGTGCTCACCGCCGCGCGGGGCGCTGTCGAGATCATCGTCGGCGACTGCCGCGACACGCTGACGGCGCTGCCTGAGGCGAGCGTCGACTGCATCGTGACCAGCCCGCCCTACTTCGGGCTGCGCGACTACGGGACCGGGACGTGGGAGGGCGGCGACCCCGAGTGCGATCACGTCGTCGGCGAGATGCGCCGGGGTCTTGGCCTCGCCGCAAGCGCCGCCTCGACGCGCGGCGGCGGCCACAAGATCGCGGAGGCCCCCGACATTCTTGCCCGCGCGGTCTGCCCGAAGTGCGGCGCCCGCCGGGTCGACCGGCAGATCGGCCTTGAGCAGACGCCCGCCGACTACGTCGCGGCGATGGTCGAGGTGTTTCGGCTGGCGCGGCGGGTGCTGAAGCCCGAAGGGACGTGCTGGGTCAATCTTGGCCCGACCTACGCTTCGCGTGATATGCGCTCCACCCGGTCTCCCCGGCTTCCTGATGCTCCCGCATGTGACAGTCATGGCAAAGAACCATCAGGTTGCTCGGCTCCTGATTGCGCTTGTCGCGGTCTAGGTGATGAACCTCAAGACGGCTGCGCGAGCCGCCATGGCCGCACGATTGGCACGCCCCGACGGACTGGCGAAGCCGCCGCGCCGCTTTGCACGACAAACCATGATACCGCGCGTTCGGATTGCGCGTCAGCATCTCCTGACGCTTCGCCTCGCGCCGCTCGGGGGTCCAAAGCGCGCGCATCTTTTCGGCGTGATCGGGTCGTTTGCGTCCCTGTAGTTTCGGCTTCGGCATTCCAGCCTGAGCAGCCGACATGCGAAGACGGTGATCCTCGGTGCGCTCATACGTTGGGGCGCACGCACGACACTGGCGAGCAGACGGCGACATTACCCCCCCGCACGTCGGACATGGCTTCTTCAGGCTTGGCATGTGGTTGCGGCTCCTGCGGAATTTGCTGGGCTAATATCGCAGTTCCGATGCTGTCGATCAAGGCAAAAGACCTAATCAGCATTCCGCAACTGGTAGCTCTGGCGCTGCAAGCGGACGGCTGGTGGCTGCGCTCTGACGTGATATGGGCAAAAAAGAACCCGATGCCGGAGAGCGTCACCGACCGCCCGACCAAGGCGCATGAGCATGTGTTCCTGCTGGCGAAGTCGCAGCGGTATTTCTATGACGCGGGGGCGATCCGGGAAGCTGGGGTGGTCCCGGCGGGCACGCTGGCGGCGAAGGGTAGCGCAGAGCGCGCGGCGGCGCCTGGCGTCAACGCGCGGCCGCCGGAATACAAGTGCTACGACGGGTTCCGCAACGCCCGCACCGTCTGGGCGATCGCAACCGAGCCTTCCGACCTCACCCATTTTGCGCTGATGCCGACCGAGCTGGCGCGGCGGTGCATCCTCGCCGGGTGCCCCAAGGGGGGCGTGGTGCTCGACCCGTTCGGCGGCGGCGGCACGACCGGGCTGGTGGCGGCGCGGCACGGGCGGCGAGCGATCCTGTGCGAGCTGAACTCAGGCTATGCCGAGATGGCCCGCGACCGCATTGCGCGGGAGTGGAAGGAGGCGCCGCGCGCCGCGCCGCCCGAGAAGCCGCAGGGGGCGCTTCTGTGACCGCGGCGTCGCCCCTCGAGGCGCTGGCGGCGCTCGTCGCGCCGGCCGGGCTCACGGTCGCGCCGCTGGCCGAGCCGGGGCTTGCGCGGCTGCGCTGCGCCTGCGGGTGGAGCCACGTCGTCGTCGTCGCCAAGGCGCTGCGGCTCGATCCGCGGCGTGAGGTGTTGGCATGCACCAGCCCGACGCACGGGGGGCGGGGATGACCGCCCCGACCGTGTGGCTGACCGACCACGCATTCACGCGCCTGCGGGAGCGGTTCGGCTGGACCGGCTCGCGCCGCGCCGCGGCCGCGCAACTCGCCGCCTTCCGCGGCGTCCGCGCCGCCGTCGCGCTCGGGGTCGGGGCGCGCGTCGACATCCCGAGCCTCGGCATGCGGGTGGTGCTCGACGGCGCCCAGGTCATCACCGTCATGGAGATCAGGGACCGGCTGAGCCCCGACGCCGCGCGGAACCTGCCGCCGCGCAAGGGGCCCGCCGAGCGGCGCCGGCCTGTCGGAGAGCAGGCATGAAGCGCCTCGGCGAGATCACGACCCCGCTCGCGTTTGAGGCCGCCGCCCGCGCCGTCACACGCGCCCACGCCGCCTATCAGCTCGCCGCCATGGCAGTCGGACCGGAGAGCCCGGAGGCCGCGCAGGAGTGGAAGCGGTTCCGGCGAATGGTCGATGTCTGGAAGGACGAAGGGGGCATGCGCCATGGCTGATCTGCCCGTCATGCCGCTCGCGACGGACGCCCTCCTTGGCGATACCTCGCACCTCAGCGCCGCCGAGTTCGGGGCCTACATGCGCATCTTGATCGCCATGTGGAGAGCCGGCGGAAGCCTCCCGGACGACGATGCGCGCCTCGCTCGGATCGCCGGAATGGGCGCGAAACAGTGGCGCGCCGCGGCCCCGATCCTCCGCGGATTCCTCTCCCCGTGCGAGACCGGGTTGACGCAGAAGCGGCTCCTGAAAGAGTGGTTGAAGGTCGCCGAGAGGAGCCGCAAGGCGTCGTCGTCCGCGCAAGCTAGGTGGTTGAAAAATATAGCGACAGGTGATGCGAACGCAGATGCGAACGCAATGCGGTCGGAATGCTATCCAAATAGAAATACAGAAAGAGAAGAAGATCCCATAGCGCAGCACTCTACGGCTGCGCGCGCGACCCCCCCGGAACCGCCCTCGCAACCGCCCGCCGAGCCGGCGGTTTCCGCCGACGCCGCACTCGGCGACGAGATCGCCCGCATCGTCGGCGCCACCGATCCCCGATGGGCCATGGCCGGGGCTCACGTCGCCCGGTGGCGGGCGGGCGGCGCCACACCCGAGCACGTTCGCGCCGCCGCCCGCGGCCTGCGGCTTCGCCTCGACCGATCCGGCAAGCCGCCACCCAACGACCCCGCCTACCTCGACCCGATCATCGCCGAAGTCGTCGCCGGCCGGCCGCCCCCGAAACCGCCGCCATCGCGTGACCTCGCATGGTCGAAACTCGGCCGCTGCCCGGAGATCGAGTGATGCGAAGCACATCCGAAATCCTCGCCGACCTGAAAGTGACCGGGATCAAGAACCACCACGGGACACAGCGCGCCACATGCCCGCGCTGCTCCCACACCCGGAAGAAGAAATTCGATCGCTGCCTCGTCGTTACCTTCGGTCCCGACGCGGTCCTCGTCCACTGCCACCATTGCGGATGGTCCGCGGGAGAGCGCCATGACTTCGACCCCGCAGCAGCCCACGACCGACGCCTTCGAGTGGCTGGAGGCGGTGAGAGGCCTCGACGTCGAGCTCTGTGCGAGGATGGGGTTCCGGGCCGCGCAGGATCGCCATCTCGGGGCGGGCGTCGCCTGGCCCTATCGGCGCGGCGGTGAGACCTACGCCGAGAAGTTCCGCCCGCTCGGCGACAAGACGTTCCGCTGGCACCCGAAGGGCGTCGAGCACGGTTTGTTCAACCTCGACGCGCTCGCAGACGCCGGGCTTCGCCATCACCCCGCCGTGCTGACCGAGGGCGAGTTCGACGCCGTCGCCGTCATCCAGGCCGGGTTCCCCCGCACCGCCTCGCTCCCGGACGGGTGGAGCAAGGAGGCCGACACCGCCGACGTCGGCAAGATGCGCCCCGTCATCGCCGCCGAGGCGGCGCTGCGCGACAGCCCCTGCGTCATCCTCGCCGGCGACGCCGACGAGCACGGCGCCGCCTTCGTCCGCGCCGTCTCCGCGCTCCTCGAAGGCCACCCGGTCCGCGTCGTGTCGTGGCCCGAGGGGTGCAAGGACGCCAACGACACCCTGCGCAAGCACGGCGCCGCCGAGATCGTCCGGTGCCTCAACGACGCCCGCATGATCGACCCCCCCGGCGGCGTCATCACCGGCTTCAGCGATCTGCCGCCCCTCTCGACCCGCCGCATCCTGCGGCTGGGCGTGGACCCCTTCGACGGCGGGATCGCGTTCGAGGAGTGCGCGATGTCGGTCTGCACCGGCATCCCCGGGCACGGGAAGTCGACATTCGTGCGCTGGTGCGCCCACCACCTCGTCCGCAACGAAGGCGTGCGCGTCGGCGCCATGGAGCTCGAAGGCAACCCGGCCAAGATGCGCGACCATCTCGCGCGCCTTCACACCGGCCGCCGCTGGGCCGACCTTTACGCCGACGAGCAGCGCAGCCTCGAGCGCGTCCTCGACGAGCACTGGCGCGTCGCGCACCGCGCCCCGGAAGCCGACATTCCCGAGAATCTGGAATGGCTGCGCAAGCGTATCCATGCCCTCGCCGTCAGGGACCGCTGCAAGTTCATCTACATCGACCCGTGGAACGAGCTTGAGCATATGCCCGAGAAGGGCGAGAGCCTGACCAACTACATCAACTTCGCGACTAAGAGCATCCGCCAATGGGCGGAACGCTACGACACTCACGTCTGCGTCGTCGCGCACCCGAAGAAATTCTCTGGCCGCGATGGCGAGACCATCCCCGACGGCTACGACGTCGCCGACAGCGCCGCCTGGGTGAACAAGCCCGCCCTCGGCTTCACCGTCCACCAGCACGACGACGCCGAAGACCCCCACGTCCGCATCCGCGTGTGGAAGGTTCGCGATGTCGAGGCCTACGGCTTCGGACGCCGCACCTTGAAGGTCGATTTCGACGCGAACGCCATGACGTACCGCCGCCGCATCAACGCCTGACCGGAGCGCCAGCATGATGACCCGCCTCCCGCCGGCCCTCGTCGCCGCCCGCCGATCGCCCCTCACCGTCCGCGAGATCGGCGTCGTCTCCCTCGTGGTCGCCCTGATGCACGCCGAGCGCGGCCGTCCATCGCAGCAGCGGAGTAGGCCATGACGACAGCACGCAAGCGCCGCGCCAAAGCCGCTAGGAACGCGCTACAGGCCGCATGTCGGGTTTCGGGCGTGGTTATAGCCGCCGCGCCCTCTCGGGGCTGTAGCGAAGCCGCAGCGGCCAAGGAGACGGTCGCCGAGGTGCTTGCGCCCGCGCTGCTGCGTCGCCTTGCGCTTATGGGCTGGCCGGACACCGCCGAGAACCGCAAGCGCGCCCGTGACCAGCGCATGGGCTCTCTACCGGGCCGGCTTGACCTTGCGCGGTTGCTCGACGCGGACGGCCTTGAATACCGGGCGACGCTTTCCGCCGACGCGCTTGATCGCGCATACGGCCGCGTCGTGCTCGGCGTAGACGTGCCGATGGACGGCGACCGCAGCGCATGGGGCGCGACCGACGCCGAGCGCATCCGCACCCTGACCGACCATTGGATGGCGCTACAGGGCGTGCTCGGTAGCGTCCGCAAGTCCGACCGCCAAGATTCGGCGGGTGGCGCGGGCGCTTGTCGAGCATTTCGGGGCGTGAGAAACCCCTTGACCCCTTGCGCGATCCGCGATAAGCGGAATGTGGACGATCACGAAGCGCGCGCCCGGATGACACCGCGGCGCGCGTTTCCGTTTCGGAGGCTGGCATGGCGACCGTCATCGTGACCGCGTGCAAGGCGACAGGCGGGGGCCGCCCTGATACCCCGATGATCGTCGTCGCAGGCTCTCGCCGTGCATCCCACGTCATCACCACGAGCGCGTCCAATTCGGTTGCGTCCGTCATCGGTAACCAAGGCGAGACTGTCGTCATCTCGGTAAGCGGCAATGGCGTCCGCATCGCTGTCGCTGTCGGGGCAAACCCAGATGCGGCCGCGCTCCCCGAATACCTGCTCGCCTCTGGGGGGATTTTCCCCTTCTACTGCGCGAGCGGCGACACCCGTTTTGCCGTGGCGGACGTGTGATAGTCAAACAGGATAGGTTTCAATAATGGCCGGTCGCAAAGGGGAAAAGTGGTGGCGGGACGCAATCCGCGTCGCCATCACGGAAAAGCTCGAAGGCGACGACGCCGGCCGCACGAAGCTCCGCGCCGCGGCGGACATGCTGGTGGCTAAAGCGATCGAAGGCGATGTGACGGCGCTCAAGGAGATCGGCGACCGGCTCGACGGCAAGGCGACGCAGGAAATCGACCTCGAAGGGCGTGTTAGCGTTGAGCGGGTCAAGGTCGAGTTTGTCCGTGCGGCTGCGGATAAAGCCGGCTGAGGTTTTCGCCCCGCTTTGGGAAAGGCCGGCCCGATTCAAGGGGGCGTGGGGCGGGCGCGGCTCGGGGAAGTCGCACGACCGGGCGCAAGCGCTGGTGTTCGAGCACCTTCGCAATCCGGGGATGCGGTCGGTCTGCCTCCGCGAGGTGCAGAACAGCATCCAGGACAGCGTGCACCATCTGGTGAGCGACTGGGTACAGCGCCTTGGGCTCGGGTCGCAGTTCGAGGTTCTGGAGCGGGAGATACGGGCGCCGGGCGGCGGGACGATCCTGTTCCGCGGCATGAAGGATCAGAACGCCGAGAGCATCAAGTCGCTCGAAGGCGTCCGCATCGCATGGTTTGAGGAAGCGCAGACGTGCAGTGAAAAGTCGCTCACGTTGCTGCGGCCGACGATCCGCGAGGAAGGCTCCGAACTGTGGTTCACTTGGAACCCGCGGAAGCGAACGGACCCTGTGGACGCCTTCCTGCGTCAAAACCCGCCGAGCGACGCGGTGGTCGTGCGGGCGCAGTATTTTGACAATCCGTGGTTTCCGGCGGTGCTTGAAAAAGAGCGGCTGCTGGACTTGGAGCGCGCGGACCCGGATCGTTACCGGCATGTGTGGCTTGGCGATTACGAGGCGGCGAGCGCGATGCAGTTCATCAGCGCCAGTGTCGTCGCCGGGGCGCGCGTGCGGCAGGTGCAGACGTTTCGCAATGACGAAACCGTCCTCGGGGTGGACGTGGCGCGCTTCGGCGATGACCGGAGCGTGATCCAGATGCGCCGGGGCCGTGATGCGCG